CATCTACATACCCTTTGGTACTTGCGTCAGTAGCAGCTGTAGGTGTTCCTAAGCTTACAATCTTCTGGTTACTCATATTGAGCTGACCAGACATTGTACCACCTAAAGCACTTAACGAATTGTTTTTAGTTTCCTGTGAAACATATAACGTTTGGTCAAAGTTTGAGTTTAGATCTTCTGCTTTAATAGCTGATCCAGCAAAGAATGTAGCAACAGTATCATCGTTTGCTGTATCGCGAAAGATAATAATGTTGACACCAGATGCAGGTGCAGTATTAAAAGCAACTGTTGTTGCGTTTGCTAATGTAAATGCTGTTGTGACAGTACCGTCTAGGGAGGCTTTAACGTCTGTTTGATTGATGTATTCAAATGTAAATGAATAGTTCGTTGTAGAACCATTCCCTGTATATGTAGTTTGTGTAGTTGCCATTAGTAACGATTAGTTTGGATAATACCTTTTAATGCATTTTCTTCATTCAACCCTTTAGTTAGAATACGTTGTTCAATAGCAAGCCTCATGTCAGAATTTAAAGAAGTAAATGCTGCTTCTTCAGCTCGTTTTTGGGCATCACGTAGCATTACATGAATACCATCGTATTTACTAATAGGTGTTTGATCAGAAGTTACAAGATTAGGTGGTCGTCTAGCTTCTTTTAATTCTTGAATTGTATTTCTTTCTGTAGCAACGCCCATAATCTTTTTAATTTCGTTCCTAAAACTACCATTCTTGCCCATTTCAGCGTTTAAAGCTGCACGTTCTGGTCCTGTTAATTCGACACCATTACGTGTTTTAAATGCAGAAGATACATCATACTCTATGTCATACAAGAATTTTTCTTCTTTAGTCATTGCAGGATGTATTTTTAAAGGTGAGACATGGTTATAAATACGATGGAACAATCCGTATTGATTAGGAGCTTCACCAGAAACAGGATTAATAACAGTAGGTAATCTATTAGTATTATCAACCATACCAAGATATTGGTTACGATTGGCAATATGTGAAATCAAATCATTATTTAGTTCTTTTAAACTACCATCAAGTATTCTGCCCATACCATTTCTAGCGCCACCTAAAGGACCAAGTGTATTAATTTGACCAGCTAGCCAACGATTAGCTGCATATTTGTTACCACTCATTACTTCTACAAGAGGACGTAAAGCAGAGATACCTGCATCATCTGTTAAAGAAGCACTTAATATAAACATTGCTTTTTCAAACATTTGCTCAGTCATAGTTTCACCAAGCATGTCAAAATTATCAGCAATGTTAGCAACCATTGCAACCCAATTACTTAAACCAGGTCCAAGTAATTCACCGTATTCAAACCGAACACCATCAAAGCCAACAACAGAACGTGTTTTAAAGTTACTGTTTTTTTGACGTGCTCTATTCAATTGACGGTCAACTGAACCATCACCTGTAGCACTAAACAAACCATCACCAAAGAGTTTATCTTTAATAACATTGCCAATTACTATTGAAGTAATAAAACTTCCAATAGCCTTCCTTCCTAGTGTTCTGTTTTTTAAATCAATAAGAGTATTTAGTTTAGCTACTTCATCCATACGGCTAACAGGATGACCACGTTTAGCAAGTAAAGTTTCTACTAGCTCAGGATTAGACATAAAATCTTTGACAGAAGTATATGCTAATTCATTTACATCACTTTGAAATGATCGAAAAGGTGCAGGTACAAAATCATCTGCAACCCTAACAACGTTCATCATTGTTTTAGGGAATGTCAAAAATGGTGTAAGACCAGGTACAACCTTAATTAAACCATCTATTTGTTTACTTAAACCTGTATCAAGATTTAAAGCGATGTCTGCGGTACTGTACTTAACAGCTTGATCAGTAATAATACCGTTAGAATCAAACATGCTGTTATATTCAACATCAGCAAGTTCTTTAATTCGAGCTGGTGTAGCAGCTTCACCTAAACGGTCAAGCTCATCCATAGCACGGAATCTAGCTTGTGCATTAGCTAAAGTAGCCCCAGTCCAAGCATCAAAACCTGTAAAGGTATTAGGGACGAAACGGAAGACAGGATCAGCTGCCATTGCCATTTGTTCATCATAAAGATCAACTAAATATTTAAAGCCATGATTACCACGAGCAGACTCAGCATCAGCAATCTGACGGTATTGAGCAATCTTTTCTTCTTGTTTAATAATTAAATCAAGACGTGTTTGACCTGCAACAGAGTTAGGGTTTTGTGATGCTTTCATAAACATCTTACCAGCATATGGTAATGCTTTTTTCTGTGTATCAAAGATAGCACTATAAGCCATCCAACCACGTTGAACTGCTTTTAAATCCTTACGTGATAATGCACCAGCAAAATAAGTAATAGGTTCAGCTACAAGACCACTTATGTTACCGTATAAAGCTTTAGAACTTGTAGCTACATCAGACAAAATAGAGTTAAAGTAATTAGACCTTACAGCTTGTACAATAATATTAGGTGAGTCAGGGTTACCATCAAAGAGAAGCCTAGTTTTTGTAAAAGCATGGAGAATCTCGTCATTCATTTTAGCAATAGTATTGATTTTACCATCACTAATTTCATAGAGTTCTAAGAAAGAATCTAAGATATCAGGTCTATTTTCCTGTAGATAACGCCAGCTTTCTGTAAACTTCTCACTTTCAGTTTGGATAGTACGTAATGCTTGAGGGTAAGCTTCTTTAATTTTACCAGCAATTTGCTCAGGTTTTTTACCAATATTTAAAGCACGTTCAGCTAAAGATATAAAACCTTTCTTTTCAGTAGCATAGTACCGTGTAGAACCTACAAGTTGCTGTAAAAAATTAATATTATCAAGTAGTTTTTCTTGTGCATTTTCAACAGAAAGTGAGCCTTTATTTAGACGGATACCTTCAGATAAATCTGCAATTTGACCAGCCATAGAAGTAGCAGTATAAGCTTGTGCTTTAGCTACATCCATTCCACTATAGTTTTTAACCATTCGGTTGATTGTACTTAAAGCATCAGTATAACCTTCAGCAGTCAATACTTCAGCACCAAACTCATTCTTAGTAATAACTGGATCAAGAATGCGACGCATCTCATCTATACCAACTGTAGGATCAAATAGTTCTAGAACTAGCTTTTCACCTTGCTCTTGGATTTCATCAAAACTAATTGCCCAATCAGCTGCATCTACCCTATAACGGTCAGCGTCTTTCAGTTGTTTAGTAAGACCAACTGTAATTTCTTCTACACCACCAGGTGTTTCTACACCATACCTAAGAGCAGGTGTACTAATGAAATTACCTAGACGACCATATACTGTACCTTTGTTTGCTGCAATACGTGCTGCATCAACACTAGCACCAACAATACCAAAATCATCAACTGATCTTAGTCCTGTTTCATTCCATTCGTACAAATCATGCACACCTTTTTTAGGAATGTTAACGTCAGCATTCTTAAATTGGTTATAATAACCTAGTTCGTCAAGATCAGCTTCTTGTTTACGAATATATTCGACAAGTTCTTCAGAAGCATTAGCACTTTTTACAGGTCTTGCATCGGCAAGATACTTAACTGCTTGATCAGATTCACCGACAATTGTGGGAGCTTTCCTAAACAAACCTTTTACTTCATCGATAGCACCTTTAGTTTCACCAAGGAATCCAAGAAAAGGAATCAATAGACCAAGTGATAAATCTTCGTTGATGTTTTTTTGACGTTTTACATCAGCACTATCAGTATCAAGAGTTGCCCAGCTATCAGGAATAAAATCAAATTGTGGGGGCAAAGCTTTTTTTGCTTGACCCAACATATTATCTTCTGTATACTGATCACTAACAGCACCAACCGCAACACTAGCACCAGCTTCAATACCACGTTGTCCTATGAACTTAACAAAAGCCATCTTGCCAAGTGGATTGTTAATAAGCTTATCTGCTTTAGTTGCAAGACCAGTACCAGCACTTGTTAGACCCATTGTAGGTCCAATAACAGAAGCAATGTTTCTTATTGATTGTGCTATGTTATCTTCATATTTAGTGAGTTTAGGAAGACCACCTGTACCACCATATTGAGCATCTTGTTCAGCACTAACACCTGTTAGAAAATTTAAAGCTTCTACACCCCAGTCCAAAAGTCCTGTAGGTATAGCTGTTAAAAGTTCTGCGTCTTGTTTGTCAAGTGCTGCCGCTTCTGCATCCAGTGCTTCGTAATTAATAGAACCGTCTGGATTTTTAAACTTACTTTCTAAATTTTGTGAAGGAGCCGTAGCTTCTTCGAGTTGTGTAGCTTGTTCAGACGTTGTGCTTCCCGTAGGAGCTGGTGTGGACTGTTCAGGATCTACAACTTGCTGACCTTGATCAGCTTCCACTCTCTGTTGAATTTCTAAAAGTTCTTCTTCAGAAAGTTTACGTTGTAGTTCCTCTTGGTCCATCACAAAATCGTCGCCTAAATTAGCGTATTCTGCGGAGTTCATAGTTTAGTTTATGGTTTTAATTGAGAAGCAATGCTTCTTCTTAAACGATCGTAATTAGCATAAGGTGTCATTGATCCACTACCAGCAGGTGCAGGGGACAAGAAATCAATAGAAGCAATGGTTCCGTCAAAACTTTGTACGCTTCCAGTACCACCTTGTTTACCAATAATTTCACCTGTACCAATTGATTGGCCAATTGACTGACTAGGCTTGCTCGGTAAGTGACCGTAAAGAACATCTACCAACTGTCCAGTCTCAGGATCTATAGATTCAACAACTAAGTAATGCCCGTAGCCACTACCATTTGGGTTAACTTGGTATCCAATATCTTTAACCTGTCCAGATAATACAGCAGGGAAATTATGGTCTTCAAAGAAAACATCGATACCGGGTTGACCTGTATCATATGTCACAGAAGATACTTGGGAAGAATAAGTATTTAAAGGAGTTTCGGTTCTAAAACTAGATCTTGTAAAATTATTAGTTCGTCCTGTAATTTGAGATAATGCGTTTAGTTGTACTCTATTAGAAGGTGAATTAAGTTTAGCTGCTAAGTCAGAGTCTACTGAATCCATCATTTGCACTCTAGGTGAATCTGCTCCTAGTAGTGGTTTATTTGTACCGTTTGCTTTGTTGTAGTCAGTAACGTCTTGATTGTAAACTTCAGATGGTTTTAAACCATACTTTCTTGCAACACGCAAAACTTCATGTGGAAATAATACTTGTGTTACGTTATTTTTTGATTGATAAATTACAGCATCCATTTCTTGCTCAGAGCCAAGTAAAGAAGGCTGTGAAATTACATCACTTGCAGAAAGATTACGAGAAAGAAGTTTATCCAATTCAAGTAATCTTGCCTTTTGAGCTTTAGGTAATTCTTCAGCTTCTGGAAAAATCATCTGAGATGTACCTGGAATGGTATGAGAGCGGAACCTATTTTTCTTGTCTTCATCTGTTTTAAGTGCTGCTTTAGAAGTCTTTGCTTTCGCTGCTTCGTCCATAGTAGCTTGATATGCTAATTGAGGAGAACCTAGTTTTCTTAAATTTTCTTTATACACTCTATCATATAAAGCTTCCACAAGAAAACTTTGCCCGGTTTTACCATCACCTACTTTAAGACCAACAAGTCTCCGTGTATCACCTGCAAGACCTTCTTTGATTTTTAGGTTAACAGGACCATACATGTTTTCCTCTTGAGAGTTAAACTGTTCCTGTGCATACTGTCTTAGTTTTTGATCACCAATTTGATTAACATAATTTTGGTCAAGGGCAGAGTATTTACGAAGTCTTATGATTTCAAATCTTGTTTCTTCAGACATATTTTTAATAGTATCTGAATAGTGCCTTTTTATATCTTCTGGTACACCTTGACCATATTGTGCAGCAAACTGTTCCATAGTACGAAAACCAGCTTCTGGATTCTCTGTAATGCTATCAATAATTTGTTTGCGATTAAGATTAACAATACCTTGAAACTCTGCTTTTTGTTGCCGCTGAGCTGCAATCAAAGCTTTGTCTCTTTGTTCTTGTCTTGCTGCTTCTAAACCCCTATATTTACCAGGCCATTGCTCAGCATAAGTCTTACCATTACCCATAAGGTCAATGGACATACCCTCACGGTATTGCTCTTCTGTTGCATTCAGCATCATTTTATAGAAAGAGTCATGAGCCTTAATAGGACCATCTATTTTTCTAAGTAAATCAAATGCTGCTGAATAATTTTCAGCTTTACCGCCACTTGCAATATCTGCAGCCTGTTGTCTTAGTTGTACTAAGTAGGCATTTGCACCTTGTGCTTCAGCTTGTGTAATTCTTAAAGCATTCTGTTCTTCAACTTTAGTTTTACCAACAGCTAAATATAGCGGATCAGTAATACCATAAGTTTCACGCATCATACCAGATAATTGTTTAGTTACCTGTTGTTGTATAATACGTTGTTTTTCAGGATCTTTAAAAGCTTCCACTCCAGAAAATGGTGTACCATCTGCTAGTTGATATTCATTTTCAGTACTCTTTAAAGCTTTACCAAGGATAACATTATAAGATTGTGAATAGATCCTATTCCTTAAAACACGGCGACCAACAGCACCAAGACCAGCAGCATCTGCTAACGCTCTTGTCGTACTGTATAAGTTTCCACCAGAGTTAATTTCATCTTCAATAATCTGAGTGGTTTCTTGAGTAGCACCTTGAGTTAATGAAGAAACATTCTTATTATAATTAGTTAAAGCTTCTTGAGTAATAAGACTGTCACTGATATCCATGCTCATTGCGATATCAGTTTGGTCTTTTAATTGCTGAGCAGTATTTTCTGCTGCCTTTTTCTGTGCTTGAACACTAAAAGCAGAGATACTTTCTAAAACATTTTGTTGAGCTTGTGAAGTATATTGAGATTGTTGAGCATCACGTTGTGCGATATCTCTAGATTTCTGTACTTCTTGCTTTAAATTTTGTTGTTCAGT